AAGATGGTACTCCATCAATGAATATGGAAATTAATAATCGTAAAGGTTTATATACTGGCCATGCACCATTTAAAAAAGTTGAATTTATGATAGATAAATCTTGGTGGATTTTTACTATTGAGAGAAATCCATGGGATAAAGTTGTAAGTCAATATTTTTTCATAGAAAAATATGGTGAGCCTAGAAAGATAGCAAAATACAAAGAACACTTTCATAAATTTACAGCATATCCAGCTGACTACATGAAATATGAACCAGCTTTTGACTATGATTTTAATTTGTTTAAGTATGAAGAAATGAATGAAATGTATAGAATGTTATACAAGAAAACTGGTATAGATGTAAAAAAAGAACTTGTAGAAAAAACTAAGACAAAAGGGCATTTTAGACTTGTCAAAGACTATAAAGAAATGTATAATGAGAATCAGAAAAAAATAGATGAAGTTGGTAAAGTATTTTTACCAGAAATACAATTGTTAGGATACAAATATGGCGAATGATGCAGTAAAATTATTTATAGGAACTTCTGCAAATGGAGAAGATGCTAAAATAGAAATGGCTTACGAATACTCAATACGTAAGAATTGTAGTAGACAAGTAGACATAACTTGGATGAGGCAAACAAATGATGAGTCATCTTTTTGGCATGGTTGGGCTGATAAGAATTGGAGTACACCATTCTCTGGTTTTAGATGGGGAATCCCTGAAGCTTGTAACTTTGAGGGTAAAGCAATCTATACTGATTGTGATATGATTAACTTGAAAGATATGGCAGAACTAATAGATTTGCCAATACCAGAAAAACAGTTGTGTATTGCTAGAGATGGTGAAAGATTTGGTGGTAAAGAGTTCTGTGTAATAGTATTCGATAATGCTAAATGGAAAAATGTAGTACCACTAGTAAAAGATTGGAAATCTGATCCAACTGCACATCACCAATTTATTCAATTGTTTATACAGAATAATCTAGTTGGTAGTTTAGATAAAAGATGGAACTCTCACGATGGTGATACAGATGAGATATGGCAATTGCATTATACACATATGGCAACACAGCCATGGAAACCAGCTTGGTTTACAGGTGAAGCAAAAGATCACCCAAGGCCAGATTTAGTTGAAATATTTGAAAGACATTATGATGAAGCTATTCTTGAAGGTTACAAACTTGAAGATTATACAATTGATCGTGGTGTCAAGTACGGGATTATTGGCAGATGAAGTTTAAAATAACTGAAGGAACATCTCTGCTTTTAACACTTATCATCATGATAGGTGGCACACTTTTTATCAATGTAATAGTGGGAGCAATACTATGAAAAAACTTAGAGAGCAATGGGAAGAAATGTACGGTGAAGGTACAAAATTTGATTTAGATTATGGTAAGTTAGCCATACTATTTTTGTGTATATACATAGCAATAAAAGTGAGTTGAATATGAAACATTTTGGTAAAATAATTTGGGTAATGATATTCGTTGCCGCTCTTTTAGGTGGAACATTGAGTTACATGATAGGTGATAGATTGCAACAGATGGAAACTAATATCAATGAAATCAATGCAATGTTGAAAGATATGACTAATGAGTAATCAAGCATATCATAATAAAGGTTTTGGTTCTGCATTTTTGTGGATTATATTTTTAACAATAATATTACCTCTTGCAGGGTTAATGACAATTGATGATACATGGGATAGATTTGTAAAAAAATATACTGATCCATGGAAGTCAGAGTGTTGGCAAAATAGTAAGCATGAAAGAGTGTGTAGAGATGATAACACTTGTAAGTTTGGTAGAAACTTCTGTACACCAAATGTTTTTAGATGGAGAGAACCGTGAGAAGTATAATATCAAAATTACCAGAATTTTGTCAGAGTCATTGGTTAATAAGATTACCTTTGATAGTTGTTTTTCTTCAGCAAGGTTTTATGAAATTACCAGTTAGTGCTGAAGAAGCCGCATCATATGATTTATCATATCTTGTTTGGTGGTTTGTCACATATGGTGAAATATTAGGTGGTATAGGATTAATTGTAGGTGGACTTCTATGGAAGACACCAGCTTTTATGCATTATGCAATGGGACATGATATCATAGAACCTTATGGTGATTTCTTTACTCGTTTTAGTGGTATTGTATTATGTTGCATCATGACAGGTGTAATATGGATTGGTGAACCAGAAAGCTTTTTAGATGTTATATTGTATGATAATCTACATGTATTTCTATGGGTTGGTGCATTGTTCTTTGCATTGAGAGGTAATAGATCATCATGATATATGGAGAACTTCCAAATAAAAGAGTAGTATATGCCGCTTGTGATAAAGAGTATTTTAAGTCACATGCACCATCTTTAATATATTCACTCAATGATATTGGTAAAGACGTACATATTCACATTTGTGATCCAGATCCAACTGTATTAAACATAGAAGCAGTAATTAAAAAAGATATTGATGTTACATTGACATGTTCATACAATGATTTGGGTGCTACACCAATAGATGCTAAATCATATTATTCTTGTCTACGATTTATGATGCTCCCTCAAATATTACCAATCGCTGGTGCTATGATGATTGTAGATGTTGATTGTATATTCATGAATGACTTTGAATGGCCAAGCACACCAACAGGATATTTTCCAAGAGAACCTTTAGCTGGTACTATGGGTTGGGAAGCAGAAGGTACTAGAGTTGCCGCTGGTTGTGTATACTTAACTGCACAAGCTATAAATGTTGCTTTTGCTATTAATGAAAGAATCAAACAAGGTCCAATGAGATGGTTTATTGATCAGATTGCATTATCAGAAACATTTTCTAGATTAGATGAGAAAAATATTACAAAGTTTGATGGTAACTTTATGGACTGGGAGTTTGTTGAAGATACTGTGATTTGGACTGGCAAGGGGCCACGTAAATATGAAAATCAAAGATATTTAAAAGCAAAGAATGATTTTAATAGACTTCCATCAGCACCATCAAACATATGGAATAAATCATGAACAGAAAAATTCTAATTCTAAAACCAAGACTTGATTTACCATTTAAGAAATTTGGTTTAGAACAAAGAAACGATAATCCGTTGCCACCAATTCGTGTGCATTGGAAAAACTTTGTTGATAAACTTACGGAACATCATAAACGACAGAATGATAAAGTTGTTGTGATTGAAGAGCAGAGATGGAAGTTTGATCAACACATTGTAGAGTTATTTAATCCAGACATAACGTATGTGCCACATGTAGAAAAGCATAATTTTAAAGGTAATGATACTTGTAGATATTATATGCAAACAGTATTACCATGGCTCTTTACAATTGATAAACAAGGCTGGGGTGGTGGTGCATCTTTTTCAAATGATAGCTATGATGTACCAGATGATGATGGTGCAACATTCAAAAAGTTTCAAGATAGAGCAAAAGCTGGTGGTACTAAGTTTGATCAACCAGAAAAAGAGTTTGTAAATAAAGTTGGTGATTTTATTTTCTGTCCATTACAACTCCCTCATGATGAAACAATATTATGGCATAGTAATGTATCAGTTGAAGTTCTAGCTGAATCACTAGCTAAGTGGGCTCAAAGAACTGGTGTACCAGTCGTATTTAAAAATCACCCAATAAATCCAGGCAGTTTACAACATATCAAAGCTATGATACAACAATATCCAAATTGTGTATGGCTAGAACATGAAGTTCATATACATTCTGTAATTAAACAAGCAAAAGCAGTATATGTTGTAAACTCTGGTACTGGTATGGAATCAATGCTACATGAAGTACCAGTAGTTCGTTTTGGTTTAGCAGAATATAATCATGCAGTTATTAAAGGTAATATTAAGAGTTTAAAAGAAACTTACTATAAAGTATGTAATGTTGATAAAGATATTATGTTGAATAACTACAAAGTATTTTACAATTGGTTTGTAAATAAGATTTGCTACGATTCTACAAATATTGGAACTTTTATGAAATTAAAATAATGCAATACGGGTATGCACTTGGTTCAATGATAAACTATCTAAATAGAAACGGGTACTTCACGTATCCAAATTCACATAACATTTTAGAAAAGAGGTAAAGAAAATGGCAGTTGTAACAACTGTATACGATAGCACATGTAAAGTGTGTGATGTCGTAAGGTATCAATTATATAAAGCATTCATATATGTACAAAGATCCAGACAACTTAGTGCGAATGAAAAAATTTTTCAAGACATTAAAGGTTTCGACAGAGAAGCTGGTTATCACTTAGCAAACATGAATGATGCAACAAATAAAAAGTATGACAATAAGTTGAAAAACTTTAGAAGTAACTTGAGTGCTTGGGGTTGGGAAGATCCCATTGACGATTGAGTCTTGACAAATAAGTATAGATGATGTTATATTAATTCTAATAAAATGGAGAATATTATGAAAGCACAATTAATTAAAGCGGCACGTATGCATGCCCAAGGTGAATTAGAAAGAGCAAAAACTAATATTATGGTTTATATGGATAAATCTGTAGGTATTGGTGAACATTCTGATATCGTTGAAGCCATTCAAAAAGAGTTAGATACTATGGCTGTTGCGAATGATCGAATTGAAATGCTTGATAAATTTTTTGGAGATGCATCATCATCAATGCCATTGTTTGAAAATCAATGATAGTTGTGTATGGGCGCCCTGGCTGTAACTACTGCGAAGATTCAAAACTCGTATTAGATGAAGCTAAGATCCCATACAACTACATAGATGTATGGAAAGATGATGAGGCTAAAGCTAAAATTAAAAATGCAGGATTAAAAACTGTACCACAAATATATGATGATACAAAACATATTGGTGGTTTTAATGAATTAATGATTTGGTTGAATGAGAAAGGACATTGTGTATGATAGATGATAAAGCCAAAAAAGATATTATAGAAGACTTGCAAGAAAAAGTCATGAATATCGATTTCACGAAGAAAGATGGTACTCTACGTAAGATGAAAGCCACTCTTCAAAAAAAGATGCTACCAAAAGCAACTAAAAAAAATCCCCTTTCACAAAAAAAAGTCAGAGAAACAGACTCTGATAAAGTTCTAGCAGTATGGGACGTTGATAAGAAAGCTTGGCGTTCTTTTCGTTGGGACACAGTAATCGGAGTAAGTGATGTCGCTTGAAGTTAAAGATTCGAATCCTGATGAATTTAAATTAAAGAGTGAAGAACCGGCAGGACCGACAAAAGATGGGACTTATAAAGAGTCTTTTGGTGGTACTGAACTGATGAACAAAGCTTTACTTGAGAGAGTAGATAAAGATTTACTCGAACAATTTAATATCATTAAATCTAGAGTTAGAGAAGTTTCAGAAGACAAGCCAAATATTCTTTGGTTACATGACTTATGGAATGATCCAGAAAATCAACATCTAGCAGATAAAGAAAAGCGAAAAAGATTTGATAGATTGGTATTTGTATCTAACTATCAAATGCAAACTTATATGTTAGCATATGGTATACCATATAGTGAAACTTTTGTATTGAGAAATGCAATTGATCCTATTATATTACCAGAAAAGTGTAAAGATGGTGAACAGATACGAATAATTTATCATACAACACCACATAGGGGTTTAAATATCGCAGTAGCCGCTGTTCAAAAGTTAGCTGAGAAGTTAAAAGATAAAATACATTTTGATGTGTATTCTTCTTTTAATGCTTATGGTTGGGGACACAGAGATGAGCCATATAAAGAAATCTTCAAAGTTATTGAAGAACACCCTAATATGACTTATCATGGTTTTCAACCAAATGATGTAGTAAGAAAAGCTTTAGAGTCTGCACATATATTTGCATATCCAAGTATATGGACAGAAACATCTTGTATAGCCGCTATTGAAGCTATGTCTGCTGGTTGTCAAATTGTTTGTCCTAATTATGGGGCATTACCAGAAACAACTGGTGGTTTTGCTACAATGTATCATTGGCATGAAGACTTACAAACACATGCAAATATATTTGTTAATTTTCTAAACAATGCTATAAATATTCATAGAAGTGAAGATATGAATAGAAAACTAATCATTCAAAAGAACTGGGTTGATAATTTCTTTAACTGGGAAATGAGAGCAAACGAATGGACTGGTATGTTACAGGGTGTTCTTCAGTTAAGAGAGCAGAATGCAAAATCAGAATGATCCAGAACCACTTAGGTATTATGATTGGATAGGTTGGAAATTGAGACAATTATCAAAAGAAGAAAAAAAATCTGAGAAAGAATCAGGTTGGAATAAAAATGCTATGTCGTATGGACAACCATTAATAAAGCCATGGGACGAATTTCATAGATCCCTCAACAGAATAGAAGAAAAACTAGATTTAATTCTAATAAAGCTTGATGGCAAATTAAAGTGATTCGCTACGATTCGCTAAAACTATTTAAAAGTCAACTCTCATAACTCATTGATTTTATTGAGTTATTCCATGAGGGTTGACTTTCTCTTTTTTCCTGTTATTATAATAGTATAACAAAGAGAGAGAGAAAATATGAAATTACTCAAAAAATTAAAAGATATCAAATTTACCAGAGATTTTACTGGCCAACTAAATCACTTCAAAGGTGTTGTAAGTGAACCATTAGTTATGGCGAGTGCCGCTGGTTGGTATATTGGTACTATCTGTAAAGAAGATGATATGCCTGATTTAGTTCAGCCATATGATCGTTATACTGGTTATATGACTAAAGAACAAGCGATAGAAATGCTAAAAGAAGAATGGTTCATATATTAATGGTTGACTTATCCGTAGAACCTGTTATTATAATAGTGTAAGTGATTCGTAGAGAGGTTATTATGATTCAAGACAAAAAATATAAAGAAAAATCTCTAACAATTGATCTAGATGGTAGTGAGGGAAACTCTTTCTACCTACTTGGCTTTGTTCATAAAGCAATCAAAGACAAAGTTGTTAGAGATCATGTAATTGAACAGATGAAATCTGGTGATTATATAAACTTAGTCAAGACTTTCGACAAATATCTCGGACATGTCGTGACATTAGAAACTAGTCAAGAAGATTTGTTAAAGGAGTTATTATGAATATCGGTGATAAAATAATTGGCAATTGGGGAGCTTTACACCCCTGGACTTATGGTGTGATTAAAGAAATCACAAAAGATTATAAAGCATGTTTAGATACAATAGTTGTTGACTGGGACAAAGATAGTGAATTAAGTTTCTCAGAGTATAAGATAAACACAGTAACAAGTGTCCCTGATGATTTGTTTATTGATAAAATTGGTGTTTACCATTTACAAGGGAGTGTATAATGAAATTACAAGCGGCTTTGAAAGTTCTTAAAAAAGATGCAAAGTTCTTAGGTATGACGTTTGAAGAATTATTAATTTTTATAGTTCGTAATCCGTATGCTCAAAAATTAAGTACACTTGAAGCATACAAAGTATATAAAAGAGAGGGCAGTTGGCGATGATAAAAAGTATAAGAAATTGGCTTATAAAAAGTGATGAATGGTTTGAAGAACATTATATCATAGCAAGTTTAGTAGAAGGCTTTTGTCTTCTAGGTATTGCAACAATATTTTATTTAGCATTAATAATATGGAGTTAATATGGTTCTAAAAAAGAAACGTAAAATGTCAGAAGAGGCTCGTAGAGCCGCGGCTGAAAGATTGGCAAAAGCTAGAGAGCAACGCCAATTAAATAATCCACCAAAGTTATCACATGTACACCCAGATGTGTTAGCAAAACCCGATGATCACCCATTATCTTACAAAAATGTTATGTCTTGGATAAAGTATAACAGAGAGCAATTACCGGGCTTACGAAAGAATGTTCGTGCAAATGCAAAAGGCTCAATTGCTAAATTGGCTGATGTTGAAGGTTACATACGTAATCTACAAACTTACATTCGTATTGGCACTTATGTCGATATGTTCTATGGTGCCGATCAAGAGAAAAAAATTACTCTCAGAACCATAGTTCCCGCTGGTAATAAATACGAAGATGAGTAAAATTATCAAATTTCCCAAAGAGTCTATTCGTCAAAACGACTCTTTGGATATGCTTAAAAAGATACGCCGACAAAAAGAACATTATATTAATAATATAGTTGATCAACATTGTAGTAGTTTATTGGCGAATATTGGATTGTCAGGTTTTAAGATTGACAATGAAGAGTTTATGAAAGATTTTGCTTTCACAGTAGAATCAGTAAGATCAGCTTTATATCGAAACATGGGAATACATCATGAATTTCATACTACGTTAGATGAAATGTCTGAAATATTAGATACTGAAGAATTATCTGAGGAAGAACAAATGTCAATGAATTTTGAAAACGAAGATGAGTAGTGTAGATAGACAGATTTGGTATGTTTTGACTAGCGAATTAAAAGATGAGTCTTTACCAAAAGATGTACAGATTTGGTTGAAAGCTAGAATTAAAGAAATTGAGGACCGATATAGAACTTGACAAAACACTCTATAGTGTGATATAAATATTATTAGATAATTAAAATAGAGAGTATATAATGATACTACTTGACTTGAATCAAGTTATGATTAGTAACTTGATGATGCAACTGCAACGTAATAATGATGAGATTGAGGAAAATATGATACGTCATATGATTCTCAATTCAATTCGTTTGTATAACGTAAAGTTTGGATCAAAGTATGGAAAAATGATAATTGCTTGTGATGATAAGAATTACTGGCGTAAAGATATATTTCCCTACTACAAAGCACATAGAAAAGATGATAGAGAAAAATCTACACTAGATTGGAATCATATCTTTAGTATCTTAAACAAGATACGAGATGAACTCAAAGAAACATTTCCCTGGAAAGTATTACAAGTAGATAGAGCAGAAGCAGATGATATTATCGGCACACTCTGTCACAGATTTGGTAAAATACTTAAAGCAGAAGATGATGAAGATATATTAATAGTATCTGGCGATAAAGATTTTGCACAACTACAGAAATATGCAAACGTAGAACAGTATTCACCAATGCTCAAGAAGTGGATACGTATCAATAACCCAGAGGCTTTTCTACGTGAACATATTATGAGAGGTGATAGAGGTGATGGTGTACCAAACTTTCTATCAGCAGATAATTGTATTGTTGTTGGTTCTAGACAAAAACCACTAGCATCTAAAAAGATAGAAAAGTGGATGGGTTTAGATCCCAGAGATTTTTGTAATGAGATAATGTTACGAAATTATAAGCGAAATGAAACTCTGGTAAACTTGGAGTTAGTACCAGACAACATAAAGAATCAAATTAATGAGAAGTTCGATAACTATAAAATACCATCTAGAAGTGGACTACTAAATTATTTTATAAAGAATAGATTAAAGTTATTGATAGATAAGATTGGAGAATTTTAATGAGAAAGACATTTCATCAGATGTTCTCAGATAATGAGAAATTAAAATCTCGCAAAGATAAAGTAGAGCATCTACGTAGTTGTAGTAGTCCTGGTTTAAAAGCGATTTTAGGATTCACTTATGATCCAAATGTAAAATGGTTATTACCTGAAGGTACACCACCATTTACACCAAATACTATTTCTGATAATGAAGGACAGTTAGAGTATGAGAGTCGTAAGTTTTATTTGTTTGTAGAAGGACCGAGTGAGCAACAACAAAATTTAAAGAAACATAAAAGAGAAGAGTTGTTTATCAACATGCTAGAAACTGTAAGTCATGTAGAAGCCAAAATTTTATTGGGCATGAAAGAAAGAAAACTACCTTACAAAGGTATAACTAAAAAATTAGTAGCAGAAGCTTTTCCAAACTTAGCGAGTAATTGGTAATGGAACTAGATTTTACTTCTAAGAAGAGAGAGGGTTTTACATCTACAACTGATCATGTTATACGACATGAGATGCAGAGAATGGTTGATAAAATTAATGAACTTGAAAAAAGAATAATTGAGTTAGAAAAACCAATAGAGGATTATTTAAAATGAGTACTGCTTTTATTATAGGAAATGGACCTAGTAGAAAAAGTATCAACTTAGATAAATTAATTGGTAAAGGTACAATATATGGGTGTAATGCTCTATATAGAGACTTTGATAAATATGATTACCTAGTTAGTATTGATAAAACTTTTCAAAAGATACTAACCGATTTATATGATAAATTACCAGAAAATATTATATTTCCACCAGAGAAAGAATGTTTTGAAGAAACTACTGGTAGAAGAAATAATGCTGGTATGGTTGCAATGAAAGAGGCGATTAAATCTGGACATAAGAAATTGTTTTGTTTAGGTTTTGATTTTTTAATGGTTGATAAAAATCGTTCTACAGATAATATTTACAAAGATAGTGAAGGTTATGGTATTGAAACTCATGCAAATGCAGAAGACAATATTCATAGAGTATCTTATCTAAATTGGTTTATGAATGAACACAAAGATGTAAGATTTACTTTTGTTTTTCCTACTGTAGAAATGTATCAACTGGATACTGACAATGCTTATGGTATACTAATAGATAAATTTATAGAAAATTATGCTGGAGAATAATATATGTATGAGTTATTAATGCTTTTTATTTTAATAGGGTGTGGCTTTACATCTTATAGAATTGGTTATATCGAAGGAACTAAAAAAGGCATTGATGCTGGTATAGAAGGCTGTTGGAATAGAATGAGAAAGAAAGGTTTAATACCCGCTAATTTATCTGTTGAAAAATTTGTAGCTAGGATAACTGAATAATGCCTTGGCCACATAAAAATAAACCATCTACTGGCAGGAGAAAAATCGGCTCAGCGAAAAGAAAAGCTAGAAATAAAAGAGCAAAACAGAAGAAGGGAAAGAAGTAGTTGTGGCAGAGACTAAAGGATAGAGTAAAAGGGTTATGGAATGTCGATAGTATTATTGACATTATTGTTGATTTTTTATTATTAATTCTTGATGTTATAACTTCACCAATACTTATCGCGGTTAGATTAATCAGACACTTTTTTAATAACTGGATTAAGAATACAATAAAAGGTATTCTTAAATGGTTTGCTCATAAAGTGTTAAGATTGCCCTAATGGACGAAACTCATTATACTCACGAAATAAAAGAAACACATACATGGAAAAAATACACATTCAAAGTAACAATGTCGTTAGTTTTTGTATGTTATGTCTTGACAATATTGTATGAATGGTTTATATTAGGTATAGAACATGACATATGGCTTATGCAAATTTTAGATTATGTACTAAGAGGTGAATTATGAATGTATTTTATTTAGATGAAGATGTAAAAGAATGTGCTAAAATGCATGTTGATAAACATGTTGTCAAAATGATTGTCGAGTATGCACAGTTACTATCAACTGCACACAGAATGCTAGATGCAGTAGAATATACTGGCTTATCAAAGAATGGCCGTAAAGTCAAAAGATATCGTTTCGAAAATGATTACTACGATAAAACTTTTTATCAAGCAGTTCATTATCATCACCCATCAGCAGTATGGACTAGAGCATCAAGAATGAATTACAGATGGCTCTATGATTTGTTTTGTGCATTGTGTGACGAGTATACACACAGATATGGTAAGAAACATTCTACAGATACAAAACTACGAGTGTTACTTGCCATGGCACCAAAAAATATTCCTGACAAACCTTTCACTCAGCCAACACCAGCTATGTCACACTTTCCACAATGTGTCGTAAAGAATGATTCGTTGGCTTCATATCGTAATTATTACAGAGAAGCAAAAAGTGGCTTTGCAGTATGGACTAAACGTGATGTACCATACTGGTACAAAGTTGCTTAATTATATATACTACGATTTGTGAAAAAAAGGAAAACAAGTGGAACATTTGAAACACAAATATTAAATTTAACCTGGGGTGCTGAGTCGCCCCTTTTTTTTGTCTAAAGGAGAACTAAATGAAATTAAGAATGAATAGAAGAGAGTTTGGTATAGGTACTGCTACTGCTATTGCGGCCTTATCAGCTTTCCCTACGTTTGCAGGTGGCAAATTAAAAGTTGCTGGTATATACACAGTACCAACACAACAAAAGTGGGTAGCAAGATTGCATCTTGCACTTGATGCCGCGGCAAAACGTGGTGAGATAGATTACGTATATTCAGAGAGTACTGCTAATACTGATTACGTAAGAGTTATGAGAGAATACTGCGATAGTGGTGTAAACATGATTGTTGGTGAGGCTTTTGGTATTAGTAAAGAAGCTAGAAAAGTTGCTGATGATTATGAGAATATTGCATTTTTAATGGGCGATCCATTCAAGCCACATGGAAACAACTTCTCAGTATTTGATAACTATATTCACGAACCATGCTTTCTGATGGGAATATTAGCTGGTGAAATGAGTAAGACTAAGAAACTTGGTATGGTAGGCGGTTATGCCATCGGTGAAGTCAATAGATTATTTCATGCATTTATGGACGGAGCTAAGAGTATGAATCCTGAATGTGAGTTTAAAGTAACTTATATTGGTTCTTGGTATGATCCGCCAAAAGCAAAAGAAGCCGCTTTTGCACAGATAGAAGCTGGTTGTGATATATTATATGCTGAACGTGCAGGTGTTGTAGATGCTTGTAGAGAAAAAGGTATACTAGCTTTTGGTAATGTGAATGATATGAACAAAGAAGAAAACGGTACAGATGTTGTTGTTACTTCTGCTTTATGGCATATGGAAGGTGCAATTGATCATGCGATTGCTAAAGTAAAAGCTGGTAACTGGAGTGCTGAAGAGTATCATGATTGGACTATGATGGCAAAAGGTGGTGCATCTCTAGCACCTTACTATGAGTTTGATAGTAAAATATCAGCAGACATGAAAGCAAAGATTGCAGGTTTATCTGAAAGAATAATCTCTGGTGACTTTGTTGTAAAAATTACTGATGATGAACCAAAGTCTACATTTTAATTATGTCTGAATCTGAGATGAAAAAATACATAGAACTTCTCATGAGAATTTGGAACGTCAAAGATAAGTCTTGACGAGTACATATAAATAAAGTACTATGAGTACTATGTTAAACATAACAGAACGGGCAAAAGAATATCTTGCCCAAGTTGGAAGTCCGAATGTCTCACTATCTGTAAAAGGTGGTGGGTGTTCGGGCTTTAAATATGAATGGGGTACAACTGATAAAGAACCAACAGTTGCGAATCTTTACTTAGATCCAATGGCTGAGATGTTCGTATTTGGTTGTACTGTAGATTATATTGAAGAGTTAGGTGGTAGCTACTTGACAGTTCTCAACCCTAATGCAAAAGCACAATGTGGGTGTGGAGAAAGTTTTGCAGTATGAGGAAATATTATGCCGTTATATACATTTATGAATAATGATACTGGCGAAGAAGTGACAGAGATGATGTCCATGTCAGCCAGAGAAGAATATCTTAAAAACAATCCACATATGACACAACAAATTAAAAGTTTGAATATGGTGTCTATGGTGGGTGGCATCAAGAATGATGGTGGTTGGAATGAAAACTTATCACGTATCGCAGAAGCCCACCCTAACTCATCACTAGCCGATCAAGTTGGTGGTAGATCAAATAAAACAGTTAAAAATGTGAATGCTTTAAATAAATCTGGTATTCGTAAAGGAAAGTATAGTATGGACTTGTGATGTTTACTCACTTAGATAATGATATTCCAGAAATTAAAACTGAAACAATAGATAGAAAAAGATACTACGTAACACCAGAAGGTAAGAAGTATCCATCTATCACAACTGTTTTAGGACATTTCAATAAGAAAGCAATATGGGAGTGGAGACAAAGAGTTGGTGAGAAAGAAGCCAATCGTATATCTACTCAAGCATCACGTAGGGGTACTAAGGTGCACCAAATGTGTGAAGACTTTATCAACAATGAACTTGATGAAAAAAAGTTTATGCCATCTGATAAAGAAACTTTCAATAGCATCAAAAATATATTAGCTGATAATATAAATAATATACATTGTCAAGAAGCCACTTTATATTCAGATTATCTACAAGTAGCTGGTAGAGTGGACTGTGTAGCAGAATGGGAAGGTAAACTTTCCGTAATAGATTTCAAAACATCTAGAAGACTCAAGAAACGTGAACACATTCACAATTACTTTCAACAAGGCTCTGCCTATTGTGTGATGTATGAAGAACGTACTAAAGTTCCTGTTAGTCAAGTTGTAATTGTCATGACAGTAGATGGTGAAAAACCACAAATCTTTATTGAGAAAAGAGATTCATGGATACCTTCTCTCATGGAGAAAATAAAGCTTTATGGAGAAAGCCAATGAAAAAACTAATAATAGCAATAATGTTAATACTTTTTAGTTGTCACCCTGCACCAGCAGGAGATCAATGGAATATGTGGTTAATGCAAAAAGCAATACGTTGTCTACCGGCATACGAAGCTATGGAAATAATGGAGTTAGGAAATACAACACCACTTCTTACAGGTGTAGCAGAAGTTTTGACAAAAGATGGTAATACTATTCCATTAATATCAGTTTACTTTGCAGATGTAGATAGTGGTAGATGGGCAGTTGTAGAGTTGAATCATGCATATAACGAAGCTTGTATTATAGATATGGGTGGTGAATTAGATTTTTCACCTAATACACAAGAAATATATAAATGGTTTAATTATATCCCTGGAGAACTCAATTAGTTCTTGACTCTTAACGAATCATATGTTATAAATAAACTGTTCGTTGATACTAACATGAACACTAAACAGGACCCGAGGGCAGTACTCGGCGCCTCCACCAAATCCCAAATAGCTTCGAATGAGGGGGCGAAACAGGATCGACTGGTAGATTAGTAAGTTAGAGTAGAACATTTAAACTAAATGCAAACGATAATTTTGCACCTGTTGATTACGCCCTAGCGGCTTAATCTAACTGAGTTTTGAGAATGTACTTGGAAACAGAAACATTCTCACCAGTTTACTAGAATACCCGACGGGGTATCCGTGTTGTGCAAGGAAGAGAGTGTCACCAGGACATTCGAACTTGACTAGTTAGGGGTGGTACCCAGGCATGGTTGTAGAAATACGTTGTGTCACATTGTCATACCTGACGGAACTAGGTTCTGAAGATTTAAGAAATGGTATCTTGGTTCTTCAGTTGAGGGTGTACCCAAGTCCCTCCAACACATTTTATAAAGGAGATGAGAGTGAAGCAATTTGTATATGATAGTTGGAATGGTGTGATGAGTCTTGAACACAATCCACTTAAAAACATTCCTAGCTTACAAGCAAGACATCTAATTTTACAATGTTTAGCATGGACATGGTGTACAACCTTTTCTCTTAGTATTGGTAGTATATACGTATTTGGTTTTACTGCGATTGCTCACGTATTAATATTAGCGGCTATAGTGATTACAGTATCTACATTTGAAACTGCTAAGAGAAAGCCACACTTCTTTTTGAAAAGTGGATATCATAGTTATCCTAGAGCAAGACAGAACATGTACGTTAATGGTGAAAAAATTAAATTAGATAGAGATGATCCCGGTGGGGAACACGAATAATATGTCTCAGTACCAGGCCTTCGTAGCACATAAGTGACAGGAGTAGTAAGATACTTTAGAGTTTAGATGAAATGGCCTTCATCAACATATTTTTAGGGAAGTAGCATTAGTTACTTCCCTTTTTACATAAATAGATATACTGAATACTTTCAACATGCATATTTGAATTTGTAACTTTAACTTAACAAAGAGAATATGTATGATAGATCCAGTATCGGCGATAGCTATAGCAGGAACTGCTTTCAATGCCATAAAGAAAGGCATTGCCATAGGAAAAGACGTGGAGTCTATGTATGGTGATATCGGGCGTTGGATGGGTGCAGTATCAGATATTAATCAATCTGAGAAACAAGCTAAGAATCCTCCATTGTTCAAAAAGCTATTTGCTGGTTCTTCCATAGAAGAAGAAGCAATGAATGCCTTTGCCGCTAAGAAAAAAGCAGAGGAAATGGAATATGAACTCAAGCAATATATTATGTTTACTCATGGTACAGGTGCTTGGGACGAATTGATCCGTATGCAAGGTAAAATTCGTAAACAAAGACAAGAACAAATATATGCACAACAAGAAGCCAGGGCAAGACTACTTAATTATATTATAATGACAATTGGTATTAGTCTTATTATTGCCATGGTAATTGCAGGAGGGTACTGGGTATTTCAAACGTCATATCTATTCGAGCGGTGGCGTTAATCATATTACTTACACTTTTATTATTTCCTACAAGTAATATTGCAGGAGGGAAAATGTGGACATCTGATCCAGGTGGCCCAAGTAATATAATTAACTTACAACCTAGAACAGGTTTTACCACAGAAACTAGAGAACAACAAATAAGAAAGGGTACGAGGGACAAACCTCCAAGAATGACTGTCTGTCGTTTGGCAGGCAGAAAGATAGTTCGTTCTAAAAAGATATGTGTTTATAAAGGGGCTCAAAATACAAATGAGACTGCCGTGGTTGAAAAGTTTGATGATTGTCCTAAGAATTATATGTGTGTTTACGAACCTAACAGTTCAGAAGTTAGCATTTATGACGTATTCGACTCGTTAGCTGACTCTATAAAATAGCTTGACAAATAGGTTTTTTCCTTGTATAGTTAATACATGGTTAATTTTAAATATAGATCACTCATAAGTGAGATAAGAAAATTTGTACTCTACGTACTAATTATATTTTGTTTTATTGCAGTATTTACTATTGTTGTAAAAGCAGAAACTGTATTAGTGAAAGATAAACGAATAGAAGTTTCACAATCTGAGGTAATGTGTCTCGCTGAAAATATGTATTGGGAAGCGAGAAATCAAAGCAAAGCGGCCATGTTGGCTGTTTCGCATGTTGTTATAAACAGAGTAGCAGATAAGAGGTTTCCAAATTCCATATGTGAAGTTGTCTATCAAGGCCCTACACGTAAATCTTGGAAAGATCCTAACTTGAGATTACCTGTTAGAAATAGATGTCAATTTAGTTGGTATTGTGATGGTAAATCTGATATACCACCCAAAATTGATTCAGAATTGTGGCATGAGACTAAGATGTTAGCAAGTCATTTTTTATTTAACTATGGTTGGTTATTAGATCCAACTGACGGTGCTACACATTATCATGCTTATTATGTTAAACCTGGCTGGGCAAAACAAAAGAAAAGAACTGCCCGAATTGAAAGCCACATATTTTATAGATGGAAGAAGTAAATGGCACTTGAAGTAATGAATGTTAGTAAATTCTCCACAACGATTGAACAAGTTGTTGTGGAGAAAAAAATACCATATATGGAAGCAGTTGTATGGTATTGTGAAAGAAATAATATGGAAATAGAAGTTGCGGCTAAACTATTGAATGCTATCATAAAAGCTAAGATAGAGGCTGAGGCTATAGACTTAAACTTTTTATCAACACCTAAGGGATCAAAACTACCGATATAAATCATGAATGGACTTGAAGCATATTCTACATATCTAGCCGTTCGTAATCATTTCAAAACAGACTATGATTATTTTAAATACAACGGCAAAATCAAAGTAAACGAAGATAAATTTAGAACACGAAGAGATCATTATCAATTCGAAAAGATGGCTCGTATCTATAACAAAGAACAGTTTACAAAATATCTTATTGCTAATTTTATAAAAGAAGATGATTATATGTTTGGTATGTCACAAGGTAGAGCAATGGTTACTCACAAGAAGTGGCAGAAAGATGTTGAATCATTTTCATATCAGTTTAAAGAAGATATCAAAACTATGTATGAGTATGAACCAGATTTTAATTCTCACTTTGATTGTATGAAAGATGGTATTTTACACCCTATATTATTTAAATTATATCTAAGAGAAAAAGTACATATAAATACATGTGTAGCTTTAAATCAGTTACTTAATTATACTAAAGTTTGGGAACAACTTGAAAATAAAATGTTAAAAGATTTTATCTTTTTACTTGACAAATACACTCCCTTTCTGTATAGTTATACTAATATCGACAAGAATAAGTCAAAGCAAATTGTTCTGGAGGAGTTTAAATGAACAACGAAGTTGAGAGTTATGTTGGAGAATTAAGAGAGTTGAGAGAAAAGAATAAATCTCTCAGCGAAAGAGTCAAGACTTTAGAAGAAGAAATAGCTTGGCGTACAAAGTATGGGGAATACATGAATCATCAATATATTATGCAGACTAATTTTAATCAAGAAAAAAAATCTCAAAAAGATAAAATAAAGATTGAAGAAGATTCAAATTCAGAAACGTACAGAACAAAATATTTTTCTGGTTCTCTAAATTATTGACTTGACACACAGTTTATATAATGTTATATTGGACAAATTAATACAACGAAATACACATATATACAGGAGACACGACTATGGCACAATCTTTCGCCGCACTTAAAAAATCTCGTTCAAGTTCTTTGAGCAAGTTAGTTACCGAAACAGCAAAAATAAATGCACCAACAGAAGGTTCAAACGAAGATAATCGTTTCTGGACACCTACTGTTGATAAAGCTGGCAACGGCTATGCAGTTATTCGATTTTTACCAGAACCAAAAGGTGAAGACTTACCTTGGGTTCGTGTATTCTCACATGGCTTTCAAGGGCCATCTGGTAAATGGTACATTGAAAACTCACTTACAACTTTCAATGAGAAAGATCCAGTAAGTGAATATAATTCTACATTATGGAACAATGGTACTGAAGCTGGTAAAGAACAGGCTCGTAAACAAAAGCGAAGACTATCTTACATTGCGAATATTTACGTAGTGAAAGATCCATCAAACCCAGAGAACGAAGGAACAGTTCGACTCTATAAGTTTGGTAAGAAAATCTTTGACAAACTCAACGAAAAAATGAACCCTGAATTTGAAGATGAAACTGCTACTAACCCATTTGATTTCTGGGAAGGTGCAGACTTAAAATTGAAAATTCGTAATGTTGAAGGCTATCGTAACTACGATAAGTCTGAGTTTGCTGAAGTATCACCATTGCTTGATGGTGATGACGATAAACTTGAAAAAGTTTATGAGTCAATGTTTTCTCTTCAAGAGTTTCTTGATAGAAAGCATTTTAAAACCTATAACGAACTTCAAGCAAAGCTTGATATGGTATTAGGTTTATCTGGTAGTACACCTGCACCTTCAGTAAAAACTGCTGAAGAGAATGTAGTTGAAATGCCAAAGCAGAAAGAAGTTTCTGCACCGAAGATTGATAGTGATGATGAGAACCTCTCATTCTTTGAGAAGTTAGCAGAAGACGATTAATCTTTCTTTTTCTCTCTCTACTAGGGCGGCTTCATGTCGCCCTTTTTTTATTTTAACACACCCATATCTTTCAAAGCTTCAGTTTCTTCAGCGGGCTTTTTTAACACTTCTTTATTCTTTGTTTTTAGGAATGCAGTAAGTCGTGACATAAACTTTAGAAAATGCGGTTTGCTGGTGTATGTTTTGATTTCTGATTTTTTGTGCATACTCAAGGCACGTATCCAAATCATTGAAGTAGACATCTTCTTGAATCTCCGTTCCGTGTAAAATAACTATAAGTAGCCAAAGCATTACGGCAATGCAAATCTGCCTTCATAATTATAATAACCAGTTGGTGAAACTTTCTGACTACCAACGATAGTTTCTGATTTGTTGATTGTTTTAACTGATGCATCTGTAGTTGAAGTTGTAACTGTCATACCACCAGCTACGGCTCTTTCTGCTTCTAATGCTCTCATTGCTTCTGCGGCACCATTACCTGATGCAGTTGATACTGCATCTAATTCTTCTAATGCACTTTTCTTCATTGCTAATGCAGTTTCAATCTCAGCTAATTCTTTTTCTTTTTCTTTTACTAGTAGTTGCTGATTTAAAGCTTGTTCACTCATCTGTTGAATATTAGTATTAATGTTAGCTATTCTCTGTCTTGCTTCTTCTTCAGAATTTACACCTATTCCAAACCAACTTTCATCAAAGTTACCAGTAGATATCATTTTCTTTAAATCGTTTATCTTTTCTCTTTCAGCGGCAATGAGTGATAACTGCTCTTCTCTATTCTTCTGTAAACCACCCAACTCTTCTTTAGCATTTTCAGCTTCAACTAATAATTTTTCTTCATCTGTTTTGAAAAGTTTACCTACACCAGGTATGTTTTTTATCTTTTCTATTATATACTCTTTAACTGCATCAAGAAAACCTAGAATAGGGCGAAGTATTTGCATTACTGGATCACGAATAAATCTTAATGGATCTTCTTCACCAGTAAATAATGCTTTGACTGTGTTGATAGCGGCTCTTACCATATTGAATGGTAGCATTAGAAAACCTTTAATCATATCTTCAAAACTAAAATCATATAATCCTTGAATGATCGATCCCATAACACCTTGATCAGCTTTGACTCTTCCGTCTTCACCAAGTTCTACGCCAAAAGCTTTTCTCAATAGCCATGCTAATGCATTCTTCATCATATCTAATGGTGCACCAAGAAAGTCACCAATCGCAGTAGTTATACCATCTACAAATTTACCAAGAAATGATTCTTCATCTGAACTAATCGCCTGTTTAACACCCTCAAATCCAGATATCAAAATACCTAGTGGCCATAATAGTTTTGAGAATACACTTTTAAAAAACATAATACCACCGCGAACAAGTGGATTGTTGAATATTTTACTATTTGCTATAAAGTTACCAACTGATCTGATTGGACTCAGAACTCTGTTAAATAGTCCTTTTATCATTGCAAAAGCACCACCTCTACCTTGCAGTCCACTTAGTGTAGGGAGTTTAAAATTTCTGAAGAAACCTGTAACTCTATCTGATACTAAATTTATAACTCTTGGTATCAAACCAAGTCTTTGAAATTGTCCTGTGTTTAGATTTCTAGAACCACCAAATAGATAGTTTAAAGTTCTGTTAGATAGAAAAAACTTTTTAAGTTTTTCGAAAGCTACATCTAATCTAAGAAGCTTACCAACTCTGATACCTAAATTTTTAAAGAAGTTTATCGGTGCAATATAGATTGCTCTTAAAAGTTTTATTGCAAGTTGCCCGTTTTTTATAGGATTAATAAAGCCTCTAAATCCAAGAAATGTTGCACCCAATGCACTTAGGGCACCTGCTAAACCCAATAATGCTTTTGCTAAACCAGGTAGTTTTGCTATTTCACCTGTCTTTTGTTCATCTTTCTCAATTGTTTTATCTCTTCTACCTATCTGCTCCATTGCAAACTGTCTTTGTCTATCAAGCATATCAATGTTAAATTTTTGCTGTTGCAATTGAAACATCTTCATAAGTACATTATCTATACTTTCTAATAGAGTATTTCTTATGATAGCAAAATTAAGTTGCTGTACTTCCATTTTCTGAAACAAATCTTGTTGTACAGCTTGTCTTGCTATTTGAGCATTAGATGGATTTCCAACTTGAGGTAGGGCCATTACTTTCCTTTCATACCGCTCTTATCGAATGCGGCAAACCCCATAAAGGCGCCAACAATACCAGCTTGTGCTAGATAAAATAAGTTAGATATATCTGTAAGTAATTTAATTCTTTCATCAGGTACAAATGGTGTAAACATTATTATTGTAAACACTAACATTGAAACAAGTGCAACCCATGCCATGTTTCTCTGGTGCATTTGTTTTCTATTCAATCTCTTTACTTCTTCTGTCTGTTGCCAGTTATCAATCTCTGCATCTGAAACTACACCATCTTGATTGGTATCCATATCAGCATACTTAGATTCTTTTTCTAATCTCTTTGCTGTCATCTCTCTTTATTCCTTCTCTCTTGTTCTTCTTTTAGATGCTCTTGTAGTAAATGAACGTAAATATCCCGCTCAAATGGTATCATATTTTCTAACTCATTTAATGAGTATTTATGATGTTGCATAAGTGAAAAATTGAGATGATAGTAATT